AAAGCAGAGCTAAAAACAAGTGTTGTAAATACACCTGATGCGCCATCTGGCCATATTACACTGGCAGACACAATCGCTCCATTTGAATTCCTTACAATATTTGAAACAGCATATAATTCACCGTACGCCCATTGAGACAAATATGTAGTATTGTCCATTGGTTGCTTGCTGTTTATAGCATCGACAATGTTGTTACACTCATCTGCTGTAAACTGGTCTCCTGCGGATTTATGTGGTACGTTTGCGTTCATGCTAATTTAAAGTCAAACTGATACGTAAAATCATTATTCAAATTATCAGGTATAGTAGCGATGCTATTCAACCTGTGATTATATCGTACTAATTTACGAATAATTGTTGTATTTGGTGTTTCAATTAAAATATCGTGTGAATCTGAAAATGTAGTATGGTAAACAACGAATGGAGGTATATAAATTTCACGTCCTTTTGCCTGCCAGATATCCAGCTGATCACTTATTTGTTCCTCAATATCGTCAACAATTTGCATATTAACAAATGATGTTGGCTGTTGAGAGAATATATCAAGCAAAACTGAACAATTCCAGCCATGCCCGCACTTATTTTCATCTGCAATCTGCTTCGTTTGTGAGGAAATAACAACGTATGTTTCTGGCTGTGGAATATCAATAGGGACGCGCCGATCAAACACAGGGATATTCACGCTACCTATGGTAACATTTCCGAGCGCCAGTAAATAGGCTTTACGTATCCATTTATCCGGTGACTTCATGCATTTCTCATTAATTGCTGCAATGCGGTTTGTAACATCAGCTCTAATTTACCAATATTTTTTATATAAGCAGGGTATAAAAATGGCTGTGGTTTCAATCCGTTTTTTAGTATTGAACGAGCTATAGCATATGCTGTTTGTTCGTCAATATCTTTCTTCCCACCACGTGTAATTCTGCTACGTGTCGATACCTGATAAGAGCCGACTGGATTTATACCTTTTCTTTTTACCCACCCTGTTAAAGCCTTTACAAATGCCTCAAAATCGCCACTTGATTTTCCTTTAAATTGTGCAGCTATATCAGCCATAAATTCAGGCACTTCAACCTTACCCCCAGTACCAAACTCTTGAAATGCGCTTTCCGGCGCTGCACTAAACACACGTGACATTGTAACCTCTCCTTCTTGTGTTGTTGTTTGTCCTATATTTTGCCGTATTGTACCAAGATCAGCAGGGGCGTTTGATTTCGCATCGGCTACAATTAAATCTGCAACTACACTAACTGATGCCTTAGCCGTACGAGCGCCTTCTGTACCGAGCCGAGTTAACTTGGCTATTAATTCAGGAACTCCGGTCACAGAGGGTGCACTCATTTCTTTTTTATGCCAATCATTTGAATAAATTCCTTATCCTTATAAACACGCTGGTTGTTTCTTACGTTGCCTGCCTTTTCGTAATATGGAACAATCCCTAACACGCGGTAAATATCGCCTGGATTATTTAAATCTTCAAACTCCATATCCTTAGCCGGAGTGAATCCGTCCCTGTATCGGATAATTAATATCTTATCTTGGTTCAATACACTTGCTCCGGCCTCAATAGCTGTTTGATTATGTGCTGTTACTGGCTCTAAGCTGCCCCATGTAGTAAGTAATTCTACATGCGAATAATTTACACCTCCAAATTCATCAGGATCGCTTGATGTGCTTTGCGTGAATTTTATACGGTGGTTTAATCGGCCTTGATTCATTAGAATAACGGTGATTGATTAAATGATTCAATTTCCATAGTCAGGTTATCTGGCAGCTGCATATATTCAGTATCCCTGTTTTCATACATGTTGCTGATTACTGTTTTAACAGCCTGTATAAGCGTGGCCGGTATTTGGGTAACATCCTGATATCCGCAATCAATATTAAGCGTAAACAATGGCAGTGATGCCGGATAGTTATAAAAGGTTGTGCCATTATCAAACCCGTCACCGAAACCGAAAGTATTATACCCGCGATGCCTAAACACAAATATTACCGTAGTTCTTAATGGTTGGCGCTTAACTTGGCAGGCTGTGTATGGTGTACCATCATAAGTGACAACATTCACGCTGTTCAATGGCGTTTGTAATAGATCAACATTGTACGTCCCATCGCTATGCTGCGTTTCAATTCGCTGGTAAAGCCTATATTGCGTTTTTTGCTCCACTAAACTAACAGCAGCGCCGATGATGTCGGTGATTAGCGCGTCATCATCAGCAAAATCTACTTTCAGAAATAGCTTTGCTTCATCTAATGATATTACGTCTAATGCTGTCATTCCATTAACCAATTATTAAACGCCTCAACACGAGGCAGCGGATCTAATTCACGCGCTCTTTGCAAGCTAACCAATGATCGTGAACAATACCAATTCTTATTCTCCATTAGCTGCGTAATCCTATCCACATACGAATGTAACGAATTTCGATTAATAAATTCACCTGCATACAATAAATTTTCTCTTAAGCCCTCCAAATCGCTGCAAATTACAGGTATGCCGTTGCAAATAGCCTCCGTTGCTACCTGTGACCAGCTTTCTGTTTCAGATGGTACGAGTAGGATTTTAATCTCATGCCATGGTATAACTCCGTTTTCTATGTACTCAACATTTGGGATGTTCGGTGCTATTTGCGCGCCGTACATGCCTTTTACGCCTAAGAACTGGTATTGTGGCAACATTTCAGCTAATTTAACAAACTCATTGCCTCCTTTGTTCTCATTGCAGTTAATTAAAGCTATTTTACTCCCGGTTCCTGGTGTATAGTCGCGGTAGTTAATCAATGGCTGTAAAACTGTACTCGGAGCATCAAATAATTGCTGTGATGCCATGAAATTCGAGTTGTAAACAACACGGGATTTATTGGTTAAAAAATAATGCTTTCCGAAATTGTGGGCAAAAAATATATTAGGCTTGTTGTGCTGTTTGCATTTGTTGTATCCGTAACTCGCTCCTATAAGTTGGTAAAAAACTATATCGCACCACTCGAATAGGTCGTTATGTTCTACAAATATTCTTGTCATATCCCCTACCGGGAAACATTCGATACCGTTATGTATAAACGGCTCTTCGCAGTGGCATATACATTTTATTTCGTGTCCGTATTCAAGTAAGTAGCGGCAGAGGTTTGATAAATACCACTCGCCACCTGCTGCATTAGGATGCCAGTTGCCGGGGGTTAGCAGGATTTTCATGCCTCTTTGAAGTTAGGTTTAATTGGCTTATCTTCATATTCAATTGAAAAAATAAACACAAATACAAATATAAAGCAAGCTATAATTAGAGCTGCTAATGAATAATTGTTACTGCCTAAATCTTCATCAAATGACACATTATCTCCAATTTTTAAAGAATACCATGTATTCGCATCTACTCTGTGTTTTGTGATTAAATCAGGATACTTTACAACCATAACTAAATCATCAGAAGTGTAATTTCTTGATTGATCGTAAAAGTGATACTTATCCAGTACTACCCCGCTCATTACTTTGTGATAATTTGTGCCTGATTTAATCACAAAGGTTATCAGTGATATAATTGTCAATATTGATGCTATTATTACTAATGCTTTAACTTTCATTACTATTTTGTTTTAATCATTCTACAAACCTCCAACATTTATTCTCCCATAAATGGCGTGTATGCTCAAACCCCTGCTCTGACCACAGCCCGCGCTTATACATATAAACTGGCGCCTTAATATCCATCAACTCAATCAGGTAATTAATGGATGAATTTGCCACGTGTATTTCGGAGGCATTCTCAATAATCAGCATCCAGTCTATCAGTGTATATCCTGGTATAACAGACATTTCAATTACAGGTAGATCACTTTCAATACGAGGCTCTATCTTATATCCCAACTTTGCATCTGCAAAATTTCTATTGACTAAAACGTACTTACCGGTAGCCCCGACCATCTTAGCCAATTCCTTTTCTCTTTCCGTGAATCGTTTCCAGTAAAGGTTACGCCATATCTTATAATCATGCCCAAACATGGTGTATTTGGCATCCATGCACTTAGTCATGCCTAAACCCATGTTTTCAGCAGCGAAACGGTATGGCAATGATCGACCGTATTGCGTGTGTACAATTGAACGTTCGTTGTAGTTAATATGAACTGTACGCATATCAACAAAGTTGATGTCGGGAAAATGCTTAGCGATTGGAAGATATTCAGGATCAATAGGCCATGTGATTTCGTTACCCTCGTTCATAAGCTCGCGAATCATGGGTATAAGGAATAGGATGTCCCCCAATCCCCTGAACTGTAATGGTAGCAATTTGTCACGTTTAGGACGCTGTACAATATTTCGCGAACCATGTACCCCAAACTGATCAGCAAGCGCCGTATGTGGCTGCATGTAGCCTTCATAACTGAATCGTTCGGCAACATGTAACGGGGCGAAATGTATACCGTAATTGCTTTCGAGATATGGTCGGTATGTCCTGCAAATATGGTGGTCTTCCGGGTGGGTAAAACAAATGTGTGGATCATTTGCTAATATCTCCATCAGCCTTTTGGATCGCAGGCTGAATCCACCATTTCCTACAGCCATGCCATCCTGATAATACCAGGGAGCGCCTATGTAGTCATATTGGAGCCAATCATCATCCCATGCCTTCCAGTTATGAACAAATCCGTCATGCTGAAAGATTAGCAGGTGTTCTGTATCAACGTGCTTGTAAAGTTCCTTTATGCAAAATTCGCTGTATTGCTCTTTACTGGTTATGTTTGGGTGAAGTAGTTTCACATCACCAAACTTTATCCATTTTGTGCATTTGTTGGCGGCTATTTTTAGTCGATCCGCATTGCTGTCAACGCCAATAAGTGTAACGGTTGGTAAATGACAGTAATAAAAATCATCTGCTATGTCCGGTTGTTCATGATGCCCTAATGAGCTATCAAAGCCGATGTGCTGCACTACTGATTTTTTTAGGCAGTAAGCGCCACCAGCGTTTATACATGCATTGTGATCCCAATTCCCGGGCTTGTTAAGGGCTGGTTTCACATATTGCTCATAAGCTTGCTTATCAACGCAGAAGTTAATACCTCCAACAGATTGTTTGAAGTAAGTATTTGCCTGTTCGCTTATGATGTGATGCCGTTCCGATCCGTTTGTATTTAGTGTAGTACTGTGGAATCCTGTTAATAACGTCCCATACATATATGCAGCAATCAGTTTCTCTATTGCATCAGACCTTATCACCGCATCGCTGTCAAAGTTGATGACTAAATCTACTCCTATATTAAAGAAATGTTCATACCCTCTCATTAAAGAATACTGAACTCCAAAACATTGCGCGTTTGTTTCTCTGTATGTCGGATTCGTAGGATGTTTAAAATTGTGAACAAGTTCAATTGTTTTTTTGTCGGCGCTGCCATCATCTATAAGCATTATAATGCATGATTTTGGCAGCTTTACACGCTCTAATGACCAGAGGCAGTCAGCTAAGTAATTTGCACGGTTAAAAATTGGGATTATGAGGCCGATTTTCATTTACCAATGTTTATTAGTTTATTCCTAAACGTTTCAAAGCTACAAATAGGATTTCCTTTTGATACATACACTTTATAGCAGTCTACTATCATTTGTTCCTCCGCTATGCTTATCTTTTGCTCAATATCTACCTCGTTTTGTTGGTAGAATGTTGGCATTCCATCATACTTCCCATTGAAGTCGGCAGTTATATATGACGATGGTTCATTATAAATAACATTATTACCTTCTCTGACATAACTAATGCTTCTTTCCTGGCAATATATCTCCCTTTCATCGGCAATAACTTTAGCCTTTACGTCATAGTATTCTTTGCTGCCAAACTCAGGCTCTTTTCCCACCTTCTCACAAATCACACAAAAACTATGATTGGCATCAATACCACTCACAAATACCTGATGACCTAATCCGCGTAAGTATTCGCCGATCTCGTCACCGTTAAAGCTATGAATATGCTTGCGGTTGTTTCGTGGTTGCCAATATCGTTGCGAAGCGTGAGGCAAATAAAGAAACAAGATTCCGCCAACTCGAATTTTTGATAGCCAGTAATCGAGGACGTTATACCAGTTTTCTTTTACATGTTCGAGGCAATGGCTGGAGAAGATATAATCCCATTTAGTTATTTCTGGGTTATCGTTTATTATTTCGATATCGGGCAGATTCATAGCGTCGTACAATGGCGATTCTGATGGCTCAATTCCGAATGCATTAGGCATCTTCCATTCATATTTTGAGTATCCGATATCCAAGCCTTGCCCACAACAGTAATGTTTCGCCAGTGGAATAATCCACCGTGATGCCCCGCCTTCAGCCTCGTGAGCCAAATATTCTACTCCTTCGCAGTTAACTGTTTTCATTCTGTTCAGTTTTTTTTAGTCTATACCTATCGCCCCATTGATCTGTATCCGTTTGCCATTCAATCAATCCATTGTCCATTAAATAATAAAAAGATTTTGGCGAAACCGAAATTGCTTCTTCCGGGTCTTGCCCTTGTTCTTTTATCAAATCGCGCTCTGCCTCGCCTTCACACCAATCGATAATGTAAGATTCAGGGTTTTCTTTCATGAACAGTATTATTTTTTCTACTGCTCTGCTCGGTTTACTTTCCATACTCCTGCTTTGCCTGATGTGATTGAACTTTTTTGCTTGTTACGTGGTCTTTTAAAACCTTTGCGGCGTAAGGCGTAACCTTTGCGCCTGTTTCCTGTGCCAATTTGGTTAACTCGCTGTGTGTTTCCTCGTCAACTCCAGGCTGTAATCTGATTAGTTTTTTGCCGGTTTCCATTTCTTTATCTGTTTAATTGCTTCTTTTAATGCTAATTCAATGTCGTAGTGATAAACTTGCACTACAGGCATAGGCTTTGTTGTTGTCGCGGCTTCGACCATTATTATGGTGTTTTTATCTGCCATTTCTTCGAGGATAAACTCTTGGGTTTCTGCAAACTGTTTAGTTTCCCTTAGTATAACCTGCTCTGCTGTTTCTCCATATAGTATATGGTCGTCTATTCGCAATACCAGCCTACCTGGGCATAGCTGCATGAGTGTTTCAAATGCTTTTTTCATCTAATATATTTTAGTGTGAATTACAGGAATCGAACCTGTACCGCTACTATTCCTGTAAGAAGCCGCGCTTTCATGTACAATAATTACAGTTACTCTACATAGCCATTTGTCTACCAATTTCATCAAATTCACACCGCAATCTAATACTATTTTATATTATGTCAAAATATATTTACAAATAAAAAAGCCCACCCAAATTAATGAGCAGACTTCCCCCTTTTACGAAATGAAAAATTAACCAGAATATGTGCCGTTCAATGTTACTTTCACGAATGAATCAGGATAGAAGTTTGCTAATGCAATACGTTCTTCCACTAACACGGTGGTAACATTTTTCACGAAGTTGTCAACGTTTTCAGTTGAGAAGCGTAATGTTGCATCTGCTTTTTGGAATATCCTTGCTCCGCGGGCAAAGTCACCAACAAAGCCTTCGCCCGGATTAAACACAGTGTGCTGAATGATAGGCAAGTCGCCAATATACAGCATGTTGTTTGTTGAGTTAAAACGAACCGGATAAGTGTACTCGCCAGAGCCTGAAGCTTTGTTAAGCAGGATATTCAGGTAATCTTCAGGCGAAGTCCATGCAGCGGTAGCGATACGTTTTTTACGGCGTACGTAAGTTGATGCAGCGGCCAGCTTATCGATGTTGTTTGCAGTGCTCAATACACCTGCATAAGGCAATGTTAATGCTGTAGCATTGGTGTATAAGCCTGAAAGGTTATTGGTAGTACCCGGGCCTTTGAACACCTGCACATCTTCAGCATCATATAACTTCATTGGTAAGTCGGCAGATAAGAACGATGTTGCTCCGTCTATATCTTCCAGGAACTCATCCGCAACGTTGATCCAGCCTGCAATTTTAACAACTGGTGCGTCTACTACGGTTTCGTTGTAGTCAAATTGCGGTTTCAGTGTGTTAATAGCTACAGTAGTTACGCTACCGTCTTTATCGGTAAACTGTACATAACGGATTAAATTACTGTTGGTTGGCGATACCGGGATGAAGTTACGCGCATGCACCATTTCGTGGGCTGGGCCAACGATCGGTGTAAACATTGGCGCTACAGCGTTGGTCCCTACACCCATGTTGCCGGCTACTTTTACCTGCATTTGCAAGCCCGATTGTTTGTTAGCCAGGTAAGCCTTAAATTCGGCCTCTTTGCCTTGCAGGGTTTCGCCAATACTGTCAGAAAATGATTTACGGCGCTCGGTTTCTTGCTGAACTTTAGCTTTGTTCAATTCAACCAGCGCGGTTTTTAATTCTTCTATCTGCTCTGTTTGTGACTTGCCGTCTTTCTCTGCCTGCGCTTTAAACTCAACCAAAGACTTTTCCAGTTCGGCCGATTTTTTCAGAATACCTTCCTGCGCTTCGTCCTGCGCTTTTTGATATGTTGCCAGTGATTTTTGAGTTGCCTCATCAAGCGCGTTAAATGCAAGGTTTAACTGTTCTTTGCCAGCTTTTACCTCTGCTGCATCGCTGTCCGCGATTGCTATAAATTGTTTTGTTGCCATCTTATTTTAAAGATTGAATGTGAAAACTGATTTGTTATTTATTGCGGCCATACCACCGAAATAAGAAACCGGCTTTCCTTCATTCAAAGTGCCTTTAGGCGGCTCTGCTTCAGTAAGTGATTTTTTACCCAATTCGTATAGGTGTGAACCATACTGTTTAATTGCTATTTCTATCAGGCCGAACGTTTCGTCTGTCAACGTGCCGTTTTTCATAAGCTTCATCATAATACCAACCTGATCGTTTATCTGTTGTGGTGTTAATGACTTGAACCCTGTAAAGGGTGTTTGGTCATTTGCCCCTAACGTTACGCAAGACCCCTCATATAGTTTGATCTCTGTAATTTCCCGGTAGCAGTCCCATTCATACATGGCATCTTCCTTCACCACATTGGCCCATTTCATTGCCTGATAGCCGATTGAGTTCTGAATAACCAGCCCGCTCGCCATGAGTTCCAAAGCATCCTTTCCATAGCTGGTCTTGGCATTAACAGGCGTTTCGTGGTATAACCCTTCAGCACGTTCCTGCAATAGAGTTGGCTTACCTAATGGTTGGTTCCAGTTATGTTGATTAAGAAAAAATATTTCGTTTGTTCCTGCCGGGCCACGCTCTGCTATTGTTTTAGTGAATGCACCAGGTCGGATAATGTCGTCATCGTAATCCAAATTATTAAATGCCGACCAAATTCCGGTAACAATCCCGTTCTTGGTGTCTACATCCGTAATAGACGAATCCATTGCTTTAAATTGCATGATTCCGTACGGAGAATTGTTCTTTTGGTTCATTTTAATGATTTAGTGATAAAAATAAGACATTACGATAAAATAAATAAAATTATCGTAACACGCTATTGACATATTAAAATATTGTAACTATATTGCGTCATGGATATAGGAGAAGTAATAGGTCAATTACAAGCTATAAAAAAGGTATATGCGGGGATTATGCCACAATCACAATTTAGCAACACTATAGCAAGAATTAAGGCTGGTATATGCAAGGATAAAACTAAAGTAGAGTTCTTAGCTAAATTCGGATACTTTAAAAAAACAGAAGAATGGGAAAAAAAGATAAAATAGGGACAGTATATATTTATGCTCTTTGTGAACCAGATACTGCTGAAATAAAGTATATCGGAAAATCAATAAATCCTAAAGAAAGATATTTCAATCACATTTCCAAAAATACAGGCGGAAATAAAAATACATTGCTTTGTGATTGGATTTTAAATCTTAGAATAATTAATAAACTACCTTCAATGATCATCTTACAAAAGATACCTGAAGAATTACCACCTATTTATATAGAAAGAATCGAACAATTGCATATAAAATCCGCTTTAGATTCTGGTGCTTTGTTACTAAATAAATTTTATTCGAAAAGGTTAATGTCATGGGAGAAGAAAAGCTAATAGACGTTGTTTATTTGAACAATGAAGTTAGAATTAGAAAGGATAATGGTAAATATTTTATCGAAACTGCTGTTGGTACGGATACTATTACCAGTAGAGAAATAATGATTAATGAATTATCTTCAATTAGTAGAAAGATTTCACTCATGGTATTTGAGTTTTATAATCCTGATCATTACGAACTAACGCCAAAAGGATTTTAAAAAATGGAAGTAGAAATCAATATAATCCCCATGCTCCCTGAAAACAAATGCATTGATATAACGGTTGATCTTTGGAATACTTTTATACAAATCCAAGGGCTACACCCAGATGATAAACCAGATTTTAGACACCATTTACATGCGATTCAAAATATATTATACGCACATAAATATAAAACAGAAGTACCTAACAATAGAATGTTAAAACAATGAAAATCAAATTCCTAAAAGACCACCTATCAAACCATGAGGGTGACGAAATCGAAACAACAGAAGAACAAGGGCAATACTTAATCGCTATGCAGGTCGCGGAGGAAGTTAGTGATGGTGATGATAAGCCGAAGCGAGTAAGGAAGCCTAATAAGTAAAACAAATTATGGAAGAAGAAATAACTGCTGAATACATATTAAGCCAATTATCAATACTATCTGATTTGGATTTAATAACATTGATAGAAAATTATGGCCAACAAGAATATACCAAAGGCACAAAAGTTACTGAATATAAGTGAGGTTGATTAGCCGGGATACGCGCCAAAATGCTCCCCGGCTTTTTTATAATACGGAAACCCGCATTTGCAAAATCAAATAAACAGCGTATCTTTACACCAGAGCAATGTAGCTCAATTAAACTCTAATAAAATGTCAGATAAGGCAAATTTAGATCAGCAAACTATTATTAACAGGTTTGCATTCTTATTACTGAAGCACTTCGGTAAATCAAAAATTAAGGTTCAGGGATATTGTATTAAAATTCAGGTTGAAGAACTATGTACACAGGACATAAAGTTTTTAAACCTGCTTGAATTTTATACAGGAGTTGGAAAACCAACAATAAGCATTAACGTATGCAGGTCTGGACAGGGTGTATCTGTTCAAATAGGCGTTGCTCAATTAACTGAAATACCAGATTTCTTAATTGAGTATAAAAGATAATACATTCCCCAAATAAGTAAGCGTAGGGTGTCCGGTGCTAAACGGATGCCCTTTTTTATTTTAGTATAGGCAGTCCTAATGCAGATAACTTCGGAAGATACACAGAAGTGCATCTGCATTGAATGCTCTCTTTAGCGCTTAATATTGGGTCTCCAGGATACTGGCAACTTTCGCCACCCACTATAAAATACTCGGTATTTTCAACAGTTTGACCGTCTGCATCAGCGTGACTTGGCCTTGTTACGGCATCTTCGATGGCCAGCCATTGTTTTACAGTTTCATAATCAGCATCCTCATTACCTATCGAAGCCCCTTTATTAGCCGCTGTTGTTGATTCGGTACGCGCAATAACTAATGCGCGCTGCCTGTTAAATGCCGGATCGTCTAACTGTTCAACTATATAATCTGCTTTTTCTGATGTTGTGAGGCCTTGTTCGTCCGCATCATCCAATATCTTTCTAATTCGCTCACGTGTGGTATCAGTAACATCAGATACCCTATCAGCCGCCGAATTAGTATAGAATAGGTTCATTAATCTTCGCCACGCATCACTAAAGAACGACACTGATTTGGCAGAGCGCCCTAATGAGTTAATCTGCTTGTATGTATATGCAGCATGCCTTGTGCCTATTGTTTCGTAAACCTCTTTATAAGCTGCCTCCATTGGTGATTTTTTCACCAACATATCAGCTACATCACCATCTATACCACCATATCGCTTAACATGGGCTATTACAGGCGCTACCTGCTCGTTTAATGCTTTTTTGAATACTTTGTACGACTTGCGTTCGTATCCAGCGTGCAAAGCCTTAAAATTAGCCGCGTATTGCTGCCTATTGAACTGAACCGTTGCCATTGCTAAATAGGTTAGGTGTTAAGTCAATGTCTTCTAACAACTGGTATCCAGATGGAACTATTATTTTGCTTGCGTTTGGCTCTGGTGATTTGCCCCACCCCTGATATTCTCTTTTCTCATTTGCAGAAATCCACCACATTTTACTTAGTGCCTCTGCTATCTTACCCATATCATCAGCCAATTCAGGCAAAACAGAATAATCAAACATCAACATCAAATGTTCGCCGTTCGTTTCATAGGCCGGGCAAATATCTCTGGTTAGCTTGTCGGTAATAGTATTGCCAAGCGTCATTATGCAATTATAAATAAACTGTTTACTTGCCCATTCCATGTTGTTATCGGTCGCTGCATCAGTATTACCTAACAATGATGGGTGAATGTGGAACGCATTACATATATCGATTCTGTCAAGGTTTAACGATTCGAGTAATTGAAGGTCAACGCTATTCAATCCAATTTGCAACCACTTAGCCGGCGCGCCTGAAATGAACAACCTGGACACAATATCCATGCTGTCCTTTGCCGTTTCCAGTTGTTTCTTTAGGTCTGCTTTAACCTTTGGATCGCTTATAGCTGGCGCTCCAGCTGCTGTATCCGGAGAAAGTATACCGAACGTACCCCCATTTTTTACTTGCTTGTTTTGCTCAATCCTTGCATCCCTATTACGAACCAGCGTCATGATATAGGCGCGTAGTGGAGATTGTCCGTACAACTGTGCCCCGTAAGTTGTGAAGTTAGGATTGAATGTTTTCAAGTGAGAAACTTGTTCTCCAGGAAAGTCCGGTACACCATTACGGAAGTTAACAGAATTGAAAATGTTATAGCCCTTTACTGGCTTCAAATCGCCGCCGCTAATGATATTTAATAACGGGGATGGTAAAACATACATCTCTTTCCATTTGCGCGATCCCGGTAGCCCGTTGTAGTAGTTATAAGAGTTCCCAGTAAGCAAATAGAACCCTGCCAATTGCTTTAGCCATTCTGTAGTAGTTTGATATGGATTCGGGGTGTGGATTAACTTTTGTATGCCATCAATTTCAGCTTCCTGAAGTGCTTTTGTTTGCAGCCTGTACAATTCAGCTTTAGCGTAGTCGGTTGTTACCAATGACTTGTAACGCTTTGCCTGATTGGTATTCTTAACCGAGTAAATAAGTATTGGGCATTGAGATAGTTTGGTTAGGATCAAATCAATGCAGCTATAAACGTCCCCGTTGCTTTGGTAGCCATTCTTAACGTAATTATTCGGGTTATCCTCCCAAAAAATAGGTTGATTATCGTTTATCCAGCTAAATAGCTTTTCATTGTATAACCCTGCCGTGGCAAGTGTATTTGCTGTGCTTGTTACCGCAGTTGCAACGGTTCGTGTAATAAGTGCCTTTATTCCGAATGGATCCATTATGTTGATAGCTACTACTTGCCAAACAAATATATGATTATTACGTGCAAATACAAATTATTCGTTTTCGGTGTCTCCCCAACCGGAATCCGCCCATGAGTAAGGTGAAGCGTTTAATACCAATTCAGTACCGGCCCAAACAAGCGCATCAATCCTGTTTGGTGACTTTTCACCTTTCTTTGATTCCCAGCTTGTCATTTCTAATTCAAGGTCAAGTAGCTGCCCTACGTGGTGAGCTTTACCCTGTTCATACAATGCCGCAATAGGCTCGGCCCTTGTTAACTTGTCCCTGGTAGCATGAACAGATTTATATGAAACATTTTTATCAATCTGCCTAATCACAGCCTCGACAAGATCACCCCCGTTATTTACTTCAGCTATAACCCTATCAGCGTTCCATCTGTAATAAGCAGATACAGCTTGTTTAGCCCATCCATCAGGGGTATAAATATCTGTTAAGTCTTCCAATGGGTAAAAGTGATCATCGAATCCTATACCTGCCACAACTATACCTGTTTCATCTGATGTATCTCGGCTGGTAACTGCCGGGTCAATAGCA